GCTCGTCCTCCCACCGGCGGCCGTTGAGCCATGTGGCGGGATAGGGAATGTACGCCCCGCCGTCCCGGGTCCACTGCTCACAGGCTGACTGCGCCTTCACCGCCCGGAGGATGACCTCCACCAGCGGCCCGTCCGGCTTCAGCTTCGCCCAGGCCTTCCGCGCCCGCTGCTTGTCCACATGGCGGGGATACGCCGACCAGAACAAATCGAAGTGCGCATCTGCGCAGGGGGCTATAGGGGTATTTTTATTATTATCTTTTATACATTTAAAGGGGGGTGAAATTTTCTTCACCCCTGGGGTGCAGATTTTTTCAGGGGTGAAATTTTCTTCACCCCCCTGCGCAGCGTCCGGGATCGCCGCCAGAGAGCGCCCGATATAGATCCGCCGACCGGTCCGTACCGTGCCGCTTTTGTCCGGAGGAAGGGGGCCGTTGTCCGTGTGAATGTGTCCCCGCTCCTGAAGCTCTGCCAGCATGGCCTGTACCGTCCGCTCGGAGATCACCCGCACGGAGCCGTCCTCGTCCACGGCAGTCATATCCTCGATCAGTGTTGCGTTGGTGGCGTAACAAAAGCCCACCCGGTTGGCCCGCCGCGCGATCCGCGCGTATAGGATCAGCGACCGGGGCCGAAGCCCCGGATCGTCCAAAACCGGGCCGGGGATCCATGCCCCATAGCCGCAGTCATACCTTGCCATATTGCCCCCTTATCTTTCCATCCGATCCACGATCCGCAGCGGGATCGCCGCCACCGTCGCCACGCCGACGATCATGAAAAACATTGCCCAACCGGTCACAGGGAGACACCTCCCTCCCGGCAAAAATTAGGGCTTGCGTGTGGCGTGGATCTTGTGCTATAATTGATACATCCTACAGTGGTTTTCCCTAAACCACACACTTTTTCCCCTGAACGCTCTGAGGTTGCCGCCTCGGGGCGTTCTTTTTTTGCGCCTGAGTAAATCACCTGATAGATGGCCGCCATGGTCTCCCGCAGCTCCACCACGATGGAGTCAAACTCCGGCCGCTCAGCCTCGTCGATGACGCCGTCCTCCGCGATCCGGAGCAGGGCGTCCAGACGGCCCGTTGCGTCTTGCAGACGGTTCCGAAGGGCAATACTTGCCATGGGCAGCGGCCTTGGCGTCACCTCCGGCATCACGCCCAGCGTGTCCGTGGCCTGCGCGTGCTCCAGCGCCAGCCATGGCAGGTGATACACCTCCACCATCTTGGCCACCGTCTCGTCCTTGGGCACCGTCTTGCCGCCCTCGTACTGCTTCAGACTTTCCGGGGACAGTCCAAGCAGCTCCGCTGCACGTTCCTGCGTCAGCCCGGTACTCAGCCTTGCCCTCTGGTACAAATTCGGGTACTTCCGCTCCATTGTCTTTTCCTCCTTTCCATGGTAACGTGATTATAGACCCCGCATGACCCGGAGAAAGGCCTCCTTGGGGATCTTCACCCGGCTTCCCAAGCATACGGCAGGGAAGGGGAGCAAATCCGGCCGAAGCCGCGCCTGCATCCGGATGGTCTGCGGGTCGGAGCCTAAGATCGGCGCCACCTGCGCCGCCGTCAGGTACTCCTTGGGGATCCGGGCGATATCATCCAATGTCATGTTTTTCGCTCCCTTCTCACGCGCTCTCCGTCCGCTGGACGATCTCCTCAATGGGGACGCCGAAGATCAGCGTCATGCGGAAAACTCTCTCCAGCTCCGGAGTCCGCTGGCCCAGCTCCCACTTGCTCACCGTGGGCACGGTGACGCCCAGCTGATCCGCCAGCGCCTTCTGGGTCATGCCGGCAGCCGTCCGCAGCTCCTTGACTCTGTTAACGATCATGATTGCTCCTTTCCCGCCTTGACGGCGTTGCCCCGGTGTGGTATATTGTCCTTGGGGCTATGTCCTCTATGGCTATATCTTAAATCGCAATTTCATAAATTTCAAGGTCAAAATCGCAATTTGCTAATTTTTGTAGCCTTTCACAATTTACGTTATTGCGATTGTGCATTTTGTTGGGGGTGATACCAATGGACTCAGTGGACCGTCTTTTTGCCCTGGTGGATGAAAAATACAAGGAGCAGAAGGACTTTGCCGCCGAAATTGGCGTCACTCCGTCAATCGTCAGCCAGTGGCGTAAACGCATATCAAAATCTTTTGTAAAGTGCTTGCCACAAATCACGGCAGCGTTGGGAACCACGGCGGAGTACATTTTGACCGGGCAAGAAGAAAAAAGCCCGGCTCCCGAAGGAGCCGGACTGACGCAGGAATTTGCCCGGATATTTGACCAGCTATCTCCGCAGGCTCAGAATGAGATCATTGCGGAGATGCTAAAGCGGAGACGGCAAGAGCCATGATCTCCGCTTGATCCGCGGGGGACAGAGATGCAAACAGGTCCAATGCGTATGTAGTGTCCGAATCGGACACGGTGCGGGTGGTCTGGCTGCTCATGGTGATGCCTCCCAAACATATATTCAAGGCCCAAGCCTTGGGCCTAATTTTAACAGATTGGATGTGGAGCGAATGAAAAGGGGATTTTTAGCCGGAGTTCTGGCGACACTGCTGGTCATGTGTCTGGTCAGCACGGCAGGCGCCACCAGCGGCAAGGTACAGCAGGAAATTGAGTATCGTGATATCAAGGTATCTCTGGACGGTCAGGTGCTGGATCTGCGGGACGCCAAGGGCAACACCGTGGAGCCCTTCATGTTCGCCGGAACGAACTATATTCCCGCCCGCGCTCTGGCTGAGTCTCTTGGCCTTCAGGTGGCTTGGGACGGCTCCACCGCTACCGTGGTGCTGACACATCCGGAGGCATCCAAGCCTACCTACATCACCCGCACCGGCAGCAAATACCACAGCGATCCCCATTGCAACGGCGGCACCTACTGGGAAGTGCCTTACAGCACCGCCACCGGCATGGGTCTGACGCCCTGCGACAAGTGCGTCCACTGACCTATGGGCTGGAGATATCGCAAAAGCGTAAAAGCAGGCCCGTTTCGCCTGAACTTTAGCAAATCCGGCATAGGGTACAGCGTCGGAAGCAAACGCTACCGCGTCGCCAAAACCGCCAAGGGCACCGTCCGGGAAACCGTCACGCTTCCCGGTGGCCTGTCCCATGTGACGGAGCACAAAATTGGCAGCGGCGCAAAAAACAGCGCTCCCCAGCGCCGCCCCCGATTCCGGGCAAAGATCGTCTGGGGCGTACTGTTTCTCATAAGCGGCGCGGCCTATGGCGTCAAAGATCCGGAAACGGCATGGTTGACGTGCCTCGTGGGAGCCGCTTTGATTGGCTGGGGCGTGTACATCCGCAGAAAACTCAAAAATCCGGAACGTCCTGTTGCTGAGACGTCGGACGAAGATAAATAAGTAAGTGCCCCCGTCGCCTCTGCAACAAGCGGCGGGGGCACTTTGCGTTTCCGGCAGAGGGGGCATCTGCCTGTCCGCAAGAAAACCATACCAAAAATGGGTTTGGCAGCGCAATGCCCAAATTAGGGAAATGGGTAGTATACTGCCGAATCAGATTTGAGACTTTATCTGCCCATATTTGGGATTTTAACACATGAGGGCAATTTTTTGACGATACAAGATCTATGCAGAGATAAAAAAGCCGCATTGCACATGACGTCTCAAGACATCGCGGATCAATCGGGCGTGCCGCTGTCCACCGTCAACAACTTTTTTGCAAATGCGTCAAAATCGCCATCCATCAGTACCGCAGGGCCGATCTGCGCTGTCCTGGGGATTTCCATAGATGAGTTTTTTGGCATAGGAAATCACTATACGGCCACGGAAGAAACCTTGCAGGCTGAGAAAGTCGGCCTTGAGAAGCGTCTATCCAACAAACGTGAGATTATTACAATGATAAAGCAGGGCGTCAAGACCCGGAACCGCATCATTGCCGCCCTGATCGTGCTCCTGTTCCTGGCCATCCTGTACGGCCTGTATCTGGATTTCAGCTGCGTCCAGGTCGGCTTCTGGCGTGGGTAATCGGATGATCTGCAAAAAGTGCAAGCAGGACGTCCCAAACGGGCCATACTGCCTCCTCTGCGGGGCAAAACAGGCCACGGCCTCCAAAAATACCAAGAGCCGTGGCAATGGGCAGGGGAGCGTCTACCGTCTGCCAAACGGCAAGTATAAGGCAATCCGCGTCCAGATGTATCTGGACGAGACTGGAAAAAGACGGCGGCGCACAGTGTCCCGGACCTTCGCCAAAAAAAAGGACGCGGTGGAGGCGCTGCCGCTGCTGGATCCCAGTAAGCGGTCCGCAGCAAAAATTGATAAAAAGCAGCGGACAACGTGGAAAGAGCTGTATGATCTCTGGCTCCCCACCCACCGGGCCGGGCCGGACACGCTGGGCAACTACAAAGCCGCCATGAAATACTTCGCGCCCCTTTACTTTGAGCGCTGCGGCGATATCGACGTGGACGATCTGCAAGACTGCCTCGACGAGTGCCCCCGGGGGAAGGCCACCCGGCGAAATATGAAAACCACGGCGGGCCTGATCTATAAGTACGGCATCCCTCGTGGCTATTTCCCGGAGAAGCTGAACCTGTCAGAATACCTTACCGTTACCGGTGACGAGGGAGCCGGAGGCGTCGGCCTGCCTATGGACTATTTGGAAACCATCCGGAAAGCCGTCGGCAGCGTCTCTGGCGCGGACTATGTGCTGGCGCAGTGCTACCTCGGCTTCCGCCCCTCTGAGTTCCTGGCACTGGATGTGTCCGATTATGACCGCGCGCAGCGCTGCTTTACCGGCGGTGCAAAAACGGACGCGGGCAAAGGCCGCACTGTCACCGTCTCGCCCAAGATCCAGGGCATCATCGATCAGCGGATAGGGGAGAGGGCAACCGGGCAGGTGTTTTGTGCCGCCGACGGCAAGGCGCTGGATCTCAAGGCCTACCGCCAGATGTTTTACGATCTGCTGGATGCGCTGGAATTGCCAAACCCCACCTTTGACGTCAACGGCCACCAGAAACACACCTACACGCCCCACAGCTGCCGCCACACCTTTGCCACGCTGATGAAGCGTGTCGCCGGATCCGACAAGGACAAACTGTCCCTGATCGGCCACGCCAGCGAGGAGCAGCTCCGCTATTATCAGGACGTCAATCTGGACGATTTGCGCCAAATTACCGATAAAATTTGAATGAGCCTTATTACAACTCTATTACAACTCAAAACCGCCGAGCCGTTGAAAATACACACTTTTTAACTGACTGGGGGTCAAGGGGTCGTGAG